TAATGATCCCGAATGATGGGGCGCCGCTCTTTGACATCAGGCTTTAACTAGCCTCTCATAACTCCTCCGAACAGATGAGCAATCATCGATGACCGGCAAATTTAAAAAAAATGGACAATTAATTTTACATAGAAAAGGTGTTATTATGAATAATGTTAATAAAGATTTTTTTGCAGTTACTTTAGTGGGTGGCGGTAGTTCTTTTTCATGGAACTCTTCTCCCAAAAAAGCAGTTTTTAATGTGGTTCAATCGTTTATAGACGCTTGGTCACGTTTTTATAAAACTGAAGATGCAGAAATTGTCGTTATGGTTTTTGACGTTACGGGTTATACAAGCGTTAACGATAACGGAATGAGCGATAGTAGATTTATTAAAGCTCGCGATGATGACGGCAACAAAAAGACAATTCAAATGGATTATCTTGTTAAAGTAAAAACTCCAAAAAAAGGAACCTTTGTTCCAGAAGACGATGAGCCTTACTACTATTCATCAGCTTTTGAAAAAGAAATGAAAAAAATAATAACAGTTTCTTTTAAAAATAAAGAGTTCTTTAAAAACAAAGAGACCTCGTAACAGTTACGGCTCGTGGGTTGCGTTACACAGATCGCGGCTCACGGGCCGCTTTTTGCTGTTTAAAGTTACATGTTACACTATATAGGTTCAAAATAATAAAAAAAAATAATTAGGTAAATATACCCGTAACCGGTGTAACTGGTGTAACTTGGCAATAATTGTTATAAAAACAAGGTGTCATATTGGTTACATAAAGTGTTACACTACTACAAAGTAAAATGTAACTTTGTTAATGCAAGAAAATGCCTTAAAGGGGCCTGAAGAGTTTTTTTATAAAAATATATTTTGACTGTATATAGGTAATTGGTGTAATAAAAGTTATTGCACTATTATTAACAGGAGGGCTTGATGGGAAAGAAATTAGTTAAAAAGGTTGGGAAGAAGTCGGATCCGGCACCACGACAAAAAGGTAGGCCAAGGGTAACCGTTTCAACTCCTTTGACACGTAAGCAAGAATTGTTTGTAAAAGAACTTGTTAGTAAGGATGGCCAGATCACCATGAGGGATGCGGCAATCAATGCAGGCTATCCTGCTTCTAGTGCGCACACCAGAGCGTACGAATTAACCAACCCATATATTAGTCCTCATGTTTGTGCGTCCATTAAAAAATTTAGAAACGAACTGGACGAAAAGTTTGGTGTTACATACCAAAGGCACTTGAGAGACCTACAGGTTATTAGAGACCTCTCTATATCTAACGGTGCTTATAGCGCGGCCGTGCAGGCAGAGTATCGGAGGGGACAAGCGCAAGGCGATATATACGTTAGCAAATCTGAGATCCGTACAGGATCTATTGATAGTATGTCTAAGGAAGAAGTGGTAAAGGCTTTGGAAGATCTAAAGCAACAGTATGCACCCATAACAATTGACATAACACCTAATGACGAAAAACCTAAAAATACATCGAACAGGAACAAAGCCAGAAAGCGCGTTCTATCAACAGATGAAGAAAGCGATGAACAGGCTCCACCCGAAGTGCGGCTTAACTAGGCTGGAGAGCTGGGCGTCTTTAGGCGTTCCAGATTTACTGATTTGTGATCCACGCGGTTCGTTCCACATGGTTGAACTAAAATATATTACTGGCTACGCTGTCAGTCTGCGACCGCATCAAGTTGCTTGGATGGCTAGACACTCTTACAGTTCTTCTTGGGTACTAGTGAAGCAACAGAAAAAATCAGAAGATAAATCCAAATTGTTTTTGTTTCATGCAAGGGATGCAATCCAATTAAAAATGGAAGGTCTGAAGGCCGTCGAGCCTGTATACTGGTGCGAACAAACTTTTGATTGGCCAAAGGTGTTTGAAAAGATTTTTGATTAGTTCTTGCATTAATGGATTATACAGCATATCATCCTAGACATGGACAATAACTTAGGAGTAAAATTATGACTGATATAAAAGAATCAGATCACATTAAAAAATATGATAGTGAAATATTATGGGCTTGGCCAAATGAGGATTGGGTGAAGCGAGGGAAACACGCAAGCATCAATATGTGGACAGACTCTAAAGGTGAGTATTGGATAGGCATTCACCCTGTTTATAATAATAGAATTGATAAAAGTGCCTCATCTAAATTAGCGGTGTATCGTGTACAGCCAAAATTTGAGCAAGCTTTAACGCCAGAAGATTTAAGTTTTCGTAATCGGGAGGTTCTTTCAGGGGATGCTCTAACAAAGCTAATACATCATACTGTTAAAGCATGGGTAAATGAGGAAACATTATTAAACTCTGAAGATGATGATCCAGTTAATCCCTATCAGAGATACTTCGAAATGATGAAGCAATTAAGTGAGGAGTGTTTGGAGAACAGGCATAACTATCATAGAAAGGTGCAGTTTGATCTGGTCGGATAATTTAAAGGTTTTTCTTATTGAAATGTTTGGCCATGAGATAAGAACTAAATCAAATTTCAAACAGGTTCATTATGAGGCGTGGACACCCACTGCCCTTGATAAAGAACCACCATTTTAAGGAGTAAAAATTATTGTTTATTTTTGAATTAATAGCGCGGTTACTTTATGGTAAAGACTACCAGAAACATTTAGAAAAACCGACCAGAAAGCGGCCACAAAAAAGACGCCGCAAATAAAACTAAAGCTCACTTTATGTGGGCTTTTTTTATGTCTATTGAAATTCTGAGAATTTCACTTGTAATTTGTTCTTATATATGCGAGTATTTCCACATGGTCGTATTCCGACTGATAAAAAAATAAGAAATGGATAATAAAAAATGGTACATTCTATAGAAAACTCTAACGGCACTTTAATGAAGTTAATGGAGCAGGTGAACGACAATCACGCTAGATCAGCAGATTTCTTAACTCCAACAAATCAACTGCAATTTAGAACGAAACCAGAAACAGGGGATTGGAAACCTGAAAGCGAAATTATTATGGAAGGTTCTGGCGGTGCGCCAACCCGATTTTTCGATCTAAACGACGTTGCCTTTTCACAAGTTGCAGTGGATGCGGGCTTGGATACGAAAACAGCGCGTAAACTCCAGAATGTTTGCCCTGAAGAGTTCGACGGCGTAATGAATAAATTGTGGCAATCAGAGCCCAAAAAGAAATTACTTAGAACGTATATGCATGGCCAATATCAAAACGGGACCGCGCGGGCTTGGGTTTCTGATAAGTTTAAAACGTTTGATAATCACAATTTGTTAAAGTCTATTTTACCACCACTAATGGAAAGTGATGCGCAATTTAAAGTCGTTAACGCCGTTGTCACTGATAAACGTTTATATTTACGTTTAAAATCAGAAACCCACGTTGGGGCGGGTGCTAACTTAAACGATCTAATGGCCAATGGTATAGGCGCGTCGAATTCGGAAACTGGCCATGGTTCAATTAGTGTTTATCAATGTTTCTGGACATTAGCTTGCCTTAACGGGATGCAAACTGAAAACCGCTCTAGATCTGCGCATATTACTAGTGCTCGTGGCCAAAATGATTATGGTTTGCTTAGTTCGGAGGCAAAGGCGGCCGATAATTTAGCCCTAGAATTAAAGACGCGCGACCTAGTTAAAGCTTATTCAAGCCGTCAAAATTTTGATGAAACCATTCAAAAGATGCGCGATGCCGCAAACGATATAGTCGAGGGATCAGTTAATACCGCCGCGGAAAATCTAGGTAAAGTATTGCAATTAACTAAGCTTGAAAACAAAAATGTTTTAGATGGTTTAATGCAAACAATTGGACAAGCGGGATATGCGGGGCAACCTGTTAGCCGCGCGACTATGGTTAACGCCGTAACCGCCGTTGCAAACAATCCTGAAATCAATGTTGATAATGTTGATGATTGGCAAAAAAGAGGTGGCCAAGTTTTAAATATGTCTAAATCAGATTGGGCCCGCGTTGCTGTTGCCGCTTAATCTTTTAATAAATTGCTAACAATTAAAGCGCCTTATTGGCGCTTTTTTTTATGCATTCTTTACAAT